TGGTTCTCTGATACCTTTAGCGCTAGGCGCAGCTGACCTGGAAGGTCATATTCTGCGACAACGGCTCCATTACCACCGATGTCATCCAAAGCGTGAGTAAGCATATGCATTGTTTCAGGATGGGGATACATCCATCGCATCACCTGCCACGCTTCACGCGCATCAGCTAGATACGCGTACATACGCATAAGAGATTCTTCTCTACTCCTGAATTTATGACGTTCAGGGAATCTCATACGTAGGAGGATTTCATGCATTGGACGACGGGGATAGCCGTGCACCCAATAGTGGCCGAGGAAATGAACCTTATTTTCATAAGGATCAGTACTCTCACGAGTTGAGTCCGCGATACTACTCTTCTCGACGCTCAGCGTAAAACCGAGCTCAGAACAAGCCCGAGCTAGATCACTGAGTGGGGGACGCGAATTACTTGCAACTATCGCGTCATCACCCAACACCAGTACGCGATCTTTCTTTAGCGTTTGGCCAGTGACCCTCATCCACGCGTAGTTAAGTACGAGTAGATTGATGACTGATCCAATAATGCTAGTAAAAGCACTACCGGAGGGTATGCCCTTATGCTTCTGATAGATCTCACCAGTCTCCGTGATGAGCCTTGAGTGAATGAAGTCGTTGACGTACCTTTCCCAGACAGATTGCTCATCCGCTGTCAGATCTAGGAATGGTCTTACGATTTTGAACGCATCAGCGATCATCACCGCAGGAACAGACGCATCGAACCGAGAAAAGTCGATGCTGTATACATACCTAAATCGGGATTGAAGTGCGGATACTAGTCCGGCCTTCTCGACTCCGTGTATTCCCCACGTGAACGGCCTCTTCCGCTCCAGCGCCTGCGCGATGGGCTTAGAGAACATACCCCCGACAAGAGTCGTAGGCAGTGGCGCCATCCATATGAGTCGAGTTTTTGGACCACTTGACCCAGGCTGAACGCGACGACCAGCCATATAAGGGTCAAATCCACGGTTCCCTTCCAGAATGCGCCGAGCAAGTGCCACTCCGGATTGAAGAACCTCGCGATTACGATCGAACAGAGGAGCGCCACTATAAGCTTTAGGATCAATGTGATCCCGCGCCAGCGCATCCAAGTCGTAAGGCTTTCGCCCTCTTTCTTGGTTATCTGTAGAATCTCGCGTTGCAGAGAACGCCGCGAGGTAAGCGGCTGAGCGCCACGGTCCCATTGACGCATCATCGTTATACCGACGTGCTCCATTGGGTACTGCAGTTCGCCCTTGATTAGTGTCAGGGCTAGCATTAGCGCCGTTGTCGAGTCTAGGTCTTCCGGCCTGATAGCCGTATCCCCATCCAGGATGTATGGCCCCGTGCCTGCGTGTATCGGGCGGGTTATCTCCTCTTCTACAGGAACATGCCCCGATTCCCGAAACGGTGAACGGAACGACGGTGTGGCCGCTGTCATCGGTTCCACCTGATCTTGGTACCAGGCCGGTGGGATCAACGACCCCTGCTCTCCGACGTCCGTTTCTGGTAGTTGACTGGTTACTTGGGGTGGTATGAATAGGGCACCCGTATCTGCTGAGGCCTTCTTCCACCCATCGGGGATCGGTGACACTCCGATTATCCCTCCTGATTTCCAGCCCAGAATAGTGCTTGCCGATGAGCCAACCAAGAAGAAAATCCTCCGCTGGCACTACGACTCCACTACTGAGCCAACGCAATGCATCAGCGTAGCGCGGGTTCTTCGTATGATAGCGTCCCAGATAAGTGAGTCCGCATCGAAGTTGAAGCCGCCCAACGTCCGACACAACGATCTGCGGATTTGACTCCGCTCGCGCGACTGACATGTCGCTCCTTAACATAAGCTAGCCTTCGCGGTTAAGTGCACACCTGGCCAAGGAAATTGCACCCACTAATCGACCATGTACCTCCGATCGACGAGTAGAACTCGTCTTGTTAGACGATCCAGATCCCACCTGGCATGAAGTGTCACTTCATGGACGTACGCGTCACCGTGCCACTGTGGCTGCACACTAATCACACCGGATTAGATATACACGTTTAACGTAACGAACGCACTCAAAGAGTG